AAATGGTACCAATACAGCAACCTGATATTGCTCGAGCAGTGACATGGCTTGGAGAATCAACTGGAAATACTCTAGCCGAAATACTAAAATTTTCACATGGTTTTAGTTTTGAAACAGCGTCAGCTGGTGTGCAGGAAATTACAGCAAAAACTAAAGAATCAACCGGTAAGTTTGGAAGCTTTGTAGAAAACAGTACTGTTTTATCTGCATTAGCAAATACTGCTGCGGGTAGAGATGCAGTCGCATCTAATTCCAGAAAACAAAATGCAAGTTATGATTCATTTAAAGAAACATATCCGAATCACGTATTCGGACCGCTTAATGTTATTAAAGATGTTTTAGTTAGACAGCCTGGACTTAAATTTGAACAAGAATTCTCACTTAAATTTGAATATGAATTAAGAAGTTTTGAAGGAGCTAATCCAAAAATAATGATGCTAGACCAATTATCTAACATATTAGCTTTAACATATAACAACGCTCCTTTCTGGGGTGGTTCGGTAAGATATATTTCTGATGGTGCAGTAACAAAACCATTGGGTAACTTAAATCTATTAAGAGGAGGAGATTATGCTGGATTTATGGGAAGTATAATAAAGGACATGGGAAGCATGTTTAAAGGCGCAACATCAGGTGTAGGTAATTCCTTTGAAAAATTATTATCAGGGGATATTGAAGGTGGTTTAGCTGCACTTAAGGGTAATAAGTTTCTTAATAATCTAATAGGTGGAAGTGCGATGGAGATGTTTAACACACCCCAAGGATCACAGGCGGTTAACTCGTTACTAACTGGAGATCCTACTGGACAATGGCATCTTACGGTTGGAAATCCTTTAAATCCAATAATGGTTATTGGTAATCTATGTATGACTGATTGCGAAATTAATTTTGAAGGTGTTAACACTCTTCAGGACTTTCCGGAAAAAATGGTAGTTGTTATTAAATTAAAACCAGGTAGACCCCGCGATAAAGCTGAAATAGAATCAATGTTTAACTCAGGAAGAGGTAGATTTTACGTACAACCACATGATACAGCCGACATTAACCAAACAATTGATGTTTCAGCATATGGTAATAAAGATCTTAGAGGAGAAAGGCCTAAAACTAATGATTTTATAAATACATTTAGAAAAATAAGCAACGGATAATGAATTTTGAAACACTAGACCGAAAGGTACTATCAAATGATAAGACTAAAATAAATATAACAATACCTACTGTTATCTTTGCGTCGACTACTGAAATTACTGCTGTTCATATAGTAACGCAAGATCAAGTAGGTAGAATAGACCTAATTTCTTTAATGTATTATGGCAATTCGAACTATTGTGATTACATTTTAAAATGGAATAATATTTCAAACCCATTTATATTAGCCGAAGGTGATGAATTAGAAATCCCGGACAAGGTTGCTGCTCTCGCTTCAATTATCCCAATTGTTATGGTTAATAGAACTACAAATTCTATTTCTATTAGAGATCAATTTATTGATACTAAAAGAATTCCGGCAATTGACGCAGCACGTATTGCATATTTACAAAGAAAGGCATCTCTGAAATATAATGGATCAAGACAAATATTACCTCCAAATCTTTTAAAAGAAGGAGATACTAATATTACAATATCAAACGGTATAATTACTATATAAATGGCATCAATTAACAATCATATTCTTACAATAACGGAACCTACTATAAAACTAGATGAGGTTAAATTTGCATCATTAGGTGAGAATGAAGGAAATAAGAGGGCAAATACATCATTAGGATATGATCTTATGATTTCTATTAATGGATATGTGTTTAGAGATAGTGATATATCTAACATGATAATAGATTGCCATGGCGTAATTCCAACTATCGATATTACAATAATAGACAGTCTTGGATTATTTGATGTTGATATGTTTCCAAGAGATGGGGATGTTATAAATGTAAGAATGGCAGCACACGACAAAGTAGCATATAAGGATTTACGAATAGATTTTGATATTATTTATGTTGAAACTCCTTTTCAAAAGAGTGATAGTTTCACTGGAGGAAAATATATATTTATGGGTAGGATGAAAATCCCTGGAATGTATTCAGAGGATTGTAAGTCATATGGTATAGGAACTTCATTAGAACATATCGAATTAATTGCAAATGATTTAAAGTTAGGAGTAGCTACTAACATTGACGCCACTGACGATTCAATGAATCTAGTGTTGCCCTTTAATTCAGTCATTGATACATTAAACGATTTAGTTAGACACTCGTATATTGATGAAAATAGCTTTCAGACATACAGCATCGATCCATTTTATTACATCAATTATGTTAACGTAAATAAATTAATGAATTCAGAAGAACGATTTGAATCAGTAATTCTTGCATGGGAAAATGAAATGGCAGATCGACCTGATTCTGATGATGTTGATGCTGCAATAAACAAAGCTACTACTCTATTACTATTAAGTAATCATAAAAGAAATATAGGTACCAATTTATACATTGAAAAACAGTCTATTAAAAATAAGACAGGTGCTTCTATGAAAAAAAATGGATATAAAAGAGTTCTGCAATATTTTGAAAATGATTCAGAAGAAGGATTGGTTTCTCATGAAATCGAAGCTGCAGTTGGTAAATTAATGACGGATATCGAAGAGCCTTTAAAGGGAAGAAGAGATGAAGACAGATACAAAAATGAAATAAAGTATAAGTATGTTGGAAGAAAGGGTGGAAGTAATGAAACATCTAATACTCATTTAAATTACGAATATTCTGCTGTAAATAATGCATACAATATGGACGAAGTTAAAAAGATGTCACTGGATATCGAACTAAACATGTTTAATCCAGCGATACATCGATATCATAAGTTGCCAGTAATAATATACAATAATGAACAGGGAAAGGTAGGAGCCGATAAGGTCGTAAAAGAGAAAAAAGAAAAGGATGGTTTTGATGTAATAGTACCTGATGAAAGAAATAGAGTTGATCCAAGTGAATATGTTGTTGATGAATTTTTAAGTGGATATTACATAGTAGGTGGTATGTCATATTACTATAAGGCCGGATTTAATGCAGTGAAGCAAAAAATAAATCTTTTAAGAAGAGAATGGCCAAGTAGAGTTAATAATATAAATAAAAATACTACTTCTAAAAAATAAAAATATATAAGATATGTCAGATTTTAAAACACCCGATGACTTTAGAAAAGGGTCATATCAGAGATTTCCATACCAAGACCCTACGTATCTTTCGTTTGCGCTTCTTTTTGATTTCTACTCTCCTGAAAGTTCTCCATTATTGGCAGGACCGGCAGAGGCTTTTCTAGAAAATATTTCAAGTGATCCATATTATGCCGAAAGACTTGCTGATTTAAAGGCATTCAAGTCTGCATTACAAACGATTAACAATGAATTACCATGGTACTGGCAATCATTGAAAGGTTTAGAAAGGTTACAACAATATAATCCAATGAATGCATATATGGGAGGAGATGACGCTAAGATAGAAATCGAAACATTAGAATCTTTAAATCTTCCAATTGCAGGTTTAATGCATTTATATAGAAGAGCTGTATTTGATGAACGTAAATGGAATTATATACTACCTATTAATTTACGTCAATTTAGAATGTATGTATATGTAACCGAGGTTAGAAGTATACAAATCAATACGAAAATAGTTGTAAATGGAATTCCTACTAAATTAAATAAAGATGCTATAAGTGGATTTCCTGAAAATTTTAAACCTAAATTAGGTGTTGAAAACAGCAATTCAAATATAGCGGGCACAGGAGCAAGACCTTATTTTATGATAGGATTAGGATACTGTGAATTTGATTTAACATCGGGAACTAATATTTTTGCAGATCTTTCAAAAAGCCCAACTGAAGTTGCCACTAATAGTATTGCAATCAAGTATGAAAAGTTAGAAAGAATAGAAGCGAGAGTATTAAATGGAATTGTTCCTCCATTACCATATACTCAACCTCAATTATCGCCTTCTCCTGATTCTGAAATATTCTCAACAGCAACAAACGCGGCAGAATTGGCTAGAGAAAAAATTGATGGAAAAATTGATGAGGTATCTAGAAAAGGAAAGGAAGCACTTAATAACCTTGCGATTGCAAAGAAGAATCAACTAACACAGAAGGCACGCGACCTTACAATAAATAGAATACCATCGTTTGACAATGTATTTTCAAATTTTGTCAGAGGAGTAGATAGAGCAACTGATGTTACTCAACAAACCAGAAATATAGGGATAGCAGTTCAGCAAAACGTATATGGAATTCCACCAGGCGCAACTATTGGTCAAGGATTAACACAAGGCGCAATAAATAACTTAGGAAATGTAAATGATTAATGGCAACTGATAACGAATTAGAAAAAGATAACATTAGAGAAACTCATTGGATAGGTGAGGTTGTAGATAATATTGATCCTGTTTCTTTAGGTAGATGTAGAATTAAAGTATATGGAAAGTTTGATAAGCTTCCTATTGATTCAATTCCATGGGCAACACCTATGAATAGGGATAGTGTTGGCTTCCATAGTGTTCCGAATATAGGAACAATCGTGGCGGTTAGATTTGATAATGGTAACATATACCATCCAGAGTATTGGTTTCAGATTAATCAAAGTAAATCATTAAAGAATGACATCCTAGATAACTCAGCTGAAGCACATAATGTAGTTTCGCTAGTATATGATGAGGTACGTAATATTAGAATATATCATTCGCCGGAAGACGGCCTTGTTATCACAAGAGGAACAGGTGCAAAGGAAAGACCTCTTATACAAATTGATGAAAATGGAAATATTAAAATATCAACCGATAATCAAATTTTTTTAGATTCCGGAAATATATTTTTAAGTAATACTGGTGAGTCAGGTGAAGATACAGCAGAGCCAGCAGTTCGTGGTGTTTCTTTACAGAAATGGTTAGATATGCTATTAGATGACTATAAAAATCATTTTCATCCAACACCAACGGGACCATCAGGTCCTCCTACGGCAACAACACCTGTTATTATTTCGAAATTAAAGAAGACACATATTAAATATCAACAACAAAACAAATAAAAATGGCATCATCAATAGAAATTGCAAAGGCGCTAGATGACTTAAACAAAGAAGGAGGAATACCTGGCTTAACATATAAGGAGGTAGTTAAAAATATTATCGATACACAAGTAAAGTCAGTTGAAAGTAAAATTAAAGAAGTATCTGATAGTGAAGAGGAAGCCGAGTCTGAATCTAATGAAATGAAAAAACAGCTTGAGGAATATTATAATTCTCAACATGTAAAAATCATGATTAATGCAGAAATAGACAATATTAAGTCTTCATTTAAAATGGCAACTAATACCATAAAACAATTACCTATAAGTATAAGTTCAATTGCCACAGCTGCACTTATACCTTCAGTAATAGCAGTACCGGCAGCAGTGCCTAATGTTCCACAAATAGCCATATCAACTAAAGAGAAAGTTAACACTATATCATCAATATTAAATACAATAAGCGTTATATTTTCTGGAATGTTGTCTTCATCTCTTAAAATTCAGTTTGAAATACCCGATTCTATTTTAGCAATGATAGGTGTACTTGCTATTATTAAAAATAAACTTGATGCACTTCCTGTTTAAATGTTTAAATGTACCCTAGAAAATATAATATATAACTTAATAATTTATTAACTAACAAACAAAAAACATGATGTCAAACGACGTTACTACCACGCAGGATTTATCAATTCAATTACTTGACTTTAATTGGTCAGAACACACAGTTGATTGCCCAACTATCTTTAGAAAACCAAATCCACATATTAAAAATAATACCACTGAGAAGGTTTACTCAAGGGATACGTATGCTCAAGAATTATTTGATTTAATGAGAAATCATGAATTGCTTTCACCCTCTATATCAGACGTTATTATTGGAGAAATGCATACTGGAAAGGTATATGCAATAGATAATGAATGGGCTTCAATCGATGTAGGTTACAGAGAAATGATATACGTTGATATGTCAAGAGAATCTAAATTTTCTAAAGATGGACTAATTGTAGGCGCAAATGTAGATATAGAAATAACGGCCGATAGAGGTTCAAATTCTAGAGGGTTTGTATTAGGTTCAGTTGAAGCTGGAATTAAGGCAGCTACTCTCAGGGAAATATTACAAGCAGCGGAAGCTGGAAATACAGCATATAGCGGAACGGTTACTGGAATGATTCCAAACGGTGGATACTTTGTAAACATACAGGGAATTGAGTGCTTTATGCCAGGATCTTTAGCTGGAATTAATAAGCTCGCTGATTTTGAATCAGTACTAAATACTACAATGTATGTCGTACCTATGAGCTTTTCTCCCGAAAGAGGAACGGTTATAGTATCTCATAGAAAATATTTACAAGCTCTTATTCCAAATAAAGTAGAAGATCTTAGGGAAAGTATTGGAGAAACAAAAACAGGTAAAGTCACAGGTTCTGCGAAATACGGTGTGTTTGTTGAATTTGATGAATGTTTAACTGGAATGATTCATATAAATGATTTAAGTGTGGAAATGACTAAGAAGCACAAGTCTAGGGAAATTATGCCGGGAGATACTATTGAATTTATGGTAAAGGAAATCATTAGTGATTCTAAAATTACATTAACCCAATTGGAGGTAGTTGAAACAGTAGATAATTGGAAAGATATTTTGTTAAAATATCCTACGTTTCCTGTTGAAGTAATCGGAGTTATTAAATCAGTTAAGGATTACGGAGTGTTTGTCGACATAGGAGATGGTATTGTTGGATTACTACATGTTTCAGAATTGCCAGTTGGATTCGATGTTAATTCTCTTGGAAAAAATGATCCAATGACAGTTCAGGTTATTAGAATAGATGTAGATACTAGAAAAGTTTTCTTGAATTTATAAACAAATATATATATATACATTAATAAACTCCATATTTAAATATGGAGTTTATTGTTTATATAATGTAGAGTATCTGACATCAATTTATTTATTAAAGATATATAACTAACATAAGTAATATATTAATAGTAAATGAATAATCTCGATGATGCCAATATCTTAAAAAATGCCCTTGTTGGCGTTGAATTTGAATTCTATTCAAATTTTAGTGCCGAAGAAACAGCTAAAAAAATAGCAATTCTTTTAGGCAAAAAAATTCATGTCGAAATAAAGGCGCACAGCGATTTTGAAGTAACACAAGACGCGTTTAAAATAGAACCCGATATGTCAGGTGGAGCAAAACTTCTTGAATTAGTAACAGGTGCACTTCCTTATTATGCAGCACGTTTAATGATAATTAATATGTGTGCCTGGATTGATGAAAATGGATACACAAATGACAGAACATCTATTCACTTAAATTTATCATTTGATAAATCAAAAATAGATAACAAGTATAGGATTTCTAAAATGAACGTTCTTAAATTTATTTTAGATTTTAATGAAGATCAGGTCTTTAATTTCTTTCCTAAAAGAGAAAATTCAGCATACGCCAAATCAATAAAATTTGTTTTGCCAAAGGAAGATACTTACTTCTTTGATGGTATGCATATTAATTCACATAACTTTATATTTCCAGATACTAAATATTATGGAATCAATTTTGACAAAAGACATAAAAACTATCTTGAATTTAGATATGTTGGAGGTGCTGACTGGCAAAAGAAAACTACAACCATTTTATATTTAGTAGACAGGTTTCTACTACAAATATGGAAGTCTACTGAAAATAACGAATTTAGTAATTTAAATTCGCTAGAGCTTAGGCGTATAGTTGCTAGTAATCAACGGGTTATCGATGCTAGAAAGGATTGGAAAACTATTAAGGAAAACTGGAAAGATGTTAAATTTACAGTTGATTTAAATGAAAATCCAAAAATAGTAGATATATATTGGCCAGTCGTGAAGGACAGAGTAATGCGATTATTCACACACGGAGACCTATTAAAGGGACATATTAATTATGATTCGGATAGCGGTAGAATTCAAGTTGCAAATGGAAGACTTGAATATTGTGTAGATATTAGAAACTATGAGTTTGTTAATTGTTTTCTTAGAGGAGAATTTACAGAATGTGACATATATGGTTCTGACGTAAATGGGTCAGATATACATTATTGCAATTTTTATTCAGGTACTCAAATTAATGATTCTAAAATTGACGGATCATATGTTCATGGGTCATGTGTTGCTAAAGATTGCTATGTATATGGTAAAGGAACATTTAAAGGAACAATGATTGGTGGAATATTTAGAGAAGGAACTTATGATAAAAAACTAGCAAAATTTAATGATGTTGAAATTATTAAATCAAAAACAATATAAAAATAAATAAACATTATGAGTGAAACAATAGTAGGAGATATTAATTCACTACAAAATCCAGAATGGGATACTGCATGTTTTAATAGCTTTGTAGATGAATTGGCAGATGAGGTTACAGGTTCATGTATGATTCCTATGAATCTTCCAAAAAAAGAAGTTCAAAATATAGTAAAACGTGCAAAGAAATGGTTCTATAAGAATTATGAATACTCAGTTAGAGAAGGCTTTATGGTATTGCCATACACATTATTTGAAAGTGAGCATTTTAAAAAGACAAGAAGTTTTCTTTTACCAGGTATGGATATAACTACTGGAGGAAATGAAGTATATTCAGTATATGGTTTATTTGAAGTAGGTTCTAATTGGGGAGGTACTACTGATATTAACTTTATACAAGGTGATTTTGCAATCGAACGAATGTTAATGGGTGGAATGTATGGTGGATCTAATACCGGAGCAGCTGCTGAAAATTTACAAGCATATGTTATTAATGAAAGTTTTTTTGATTTAGCTCGACAGATTATTCAAAATCCAATATCTTTTCATTATAATCAACTTACACATGAACTTAGAATAATGGGGGAGACACCTAGGAGAGATGTTATATTAGAAATATATGAAACTATTCCGGAATGTGCTCTCTTTCAGGACGAAGCTTTTTTCAGATATTGTGCAGCTAAAATTAAAATATCATTAGGTCAAAAGCTAGGAATATTTGGATTTTCTCTTCCGGGAAATATTCAAATAAATCCAGATTTAATTAAAGATCTTGGTACAGAGGAATTAGAAGCAATCATTGAAGAGATTAAGAGTGACGAAGGAACTGATTGGATGATGCATTCTTAAACAAATATATACAATAATGGAAATATATATAAAAACAATCGAGGACCCTAATTACACTACAAATCAATTAGAAGTAGGTTCAGAGGTTCAAATGTTATTAACTCAAATAGAAAATCTTATTTTTACAAAAAGAGGTGATGTATTAGGGGATGCTGACTTTGGATTAAATCTCGAAGACTATGTATATTCATTTAGTTATAATGATAATATGTTAAAGGGATATATTGAAAAAAACATATCAACATATATTCCACTAGCATCAAAATACAATGTTAATGTTAATGTTGAATTTGCAACAGAAACAGAAAGAAATTTGGTATTTGTTGATATCGTAATTGACAACACATTCGGAATTCAAATTTCACTATAAAATATAATAAAAATGGAAGAACTTAAATTTTTATCAAAAACAAGAATAAAGGCTACTGAAATGATAGCAGACACTCGAACATATATCAGTAGATTATATGGAAGAGGTGGAGAGCTATTTACAACAGCTTCTCCTTTTTCTCAAATATTACAAGTATTAGCTGAGATTTCAAACCTAATTTTTTTTTATATCGAAGATGCTACGGTTGAACAAAACATATTAACCGCTCAAAATAAAGAATCTATATATGGTTTGGCGAGGCTAGCCGGTCATGATGCATTTAGAGGTTCTTCATCAATTGGTGAAATTAAAGTAAGATTAAATACAAGCGCATTTAATGAAATAGGAGGGGATGCTATTAATATATCTGCTAACTCGATTATAACTTCAACTAAAAATGGACTTGAGTATGTATTAAGAACAAGTGCTGATCAATTTAGAATTGATAAAAACAACGCAGACTATATCTATATACCGATCATACAAGGAAAGGTGGAGAGTCAGGAAATAACAGGTACTGGTGAAAAACTCCAATCATTCAATATAATTATTAAAAAGAATACAGATCATGATTCAGTAAGAGTTACTGTTAATAGTGAATTATGGACTAAGTATGATTCTTTATATGATATGAAAGTTGGTAGCAAAGGATATATTGTAAAGACAGGAATTTCAGGAGGATTAGATATTTATTTCGGAAATGGATCATTTGGAAATATTCCAACAGAAGGAGCCACTATCAAAATAGACTATATTGTTACTTCAGGTTCTATTGGTAATTTATCAGGTTCTAATGATCTTAATTTTAAATTTAAAACCGAAGGATTTGATTCATTAGGAAATTTTTATGATTTAAATAAATTATTAGAGGCTTCGTTTACAGTAGCACCTGTTATGGGAGCAGATCCAGAGCCAATTGAACTTACTAAGTTAATAGCACCTCTACAAAGTCATTCATTTGTTTTAGCAACTCCAAAGAATTACGAAGCATTTTTATCTAAATATGGTATGTTCTCATATTTAGAAGCATATAACACAACTGATGATGGATATTTAGACGACGATAACGTTATTTATTTATTCATGTTACCTGATGTTTTAAGAAAACTTACAAAAAATAATGACTATTTTAATTTAAATTTAGAAGAGT